GCTATTACGATACCTTTTGCATCATCTAAAGCCTTTATTTCGTGTGATACTTGTTTAAACTGCATACTCCTTTATTTACACAAAAATACTAATATTTTTAGCATTTTACAAAATTATCTTTTTAGCCATCTATTACCGTTCCTTGAGTATTGCCAGTTGTACTTCCAGTACCTCCAAATTGTGAACTTGGTGCAATCTCAAAAAACCCAATACCTGATTCAATCAACTCTACTTCACTCGTCAAATCTTCTTCTAAAACCATATTTGTTTTATTAGTAGCGTAATCGAATGATGCAGTATTACTAAAGAATGTAGAATCTAAAGCATTAAATTCAGCAAGGAAATCAGACCCACAAGTAACATCCTCAATAGTCCCTCCATCTGCTAATACTCTTATTTCAAAAGCATCCATTATGTCGTTATTAATAGTATAATTACTTGTACCCTCAATCTCTGTATATATAGGGAATCCTATCGGTGTTGTTATTACTTCGGGTATCGGTGTTTGCTCTGCATATATGTTACCAGTAAATCTTCTACCTGATGTTCTATAAAATGACAAGATAGATGCACACGTTTTTTGATTTAGTGTACTATCGTTAGTTTCTTCTGTTACCGATGTTTCCCAAGCACGTTCCCATTTTGCTGATGCTCTTATATAATCAAGAGTGAAAATATTATCCTTAACAAATATTATATCTTCGTAAGTAAATGAATCATTTTTATTTAATAACCCAGTATGAAATGAAGATTTTATAGTTTTTGTATTGCTATTTATAAATGTACCATTAGTGAAATAAGCTATATAAGAGAATCCCTTAATAGTTAAATTCCTTGTAGGTATCATATTTAACTGAATATTATCAATCAATAAATAAGGTGTTCCACTTGATGGGGTTTGCACTCGTAGTGGTCTTACTAAAAATAAGAAGTTCTTAAGTTCAAAAAACCAATTAGTAGTGGATGCACTACCAGTACCATCCGATGCAGTATATTTACTTAATACTTGGAATTGCTGCCATTGTGAATCATCTGCATAAGCATCAATCCTTACTGGACTTGAACTTTGTAATCCTGAAAGATTAGTAGTATTCCAATCCCCATTTTTATCGAATGAAGTATATTTAGCATCAGTTGGTCTATAAAATGCATTAGTAAAATTGAACCCATCCCCATTTACCCCTCCAACTATCTTATAATCAAACTTTATATTGATAGCAAAACTATCTCTTAAGTTTACATAAGTACCAGTATTTGCATCATAACAAGCAGTAAATTTATCCATATCTACTTCCATTTGTAGATAACTACTACCCGTAAATGCACCCGATTTGCTCTCGTTTAATATACATTTCATTATCTGTATATCGTAAGGATTACGCAACTGATTAACTACTATGTAAGGGTCTGTTATTGGTGGATTTATTGTTTCCCAAATATCTGCTATATCCCCAGTCTTTTGAAAGAATCCATAGTTAGGGATAAGGTTTTTAGGTCTATAATCGTACTTTAATTGCATTGATGCAATAGGAGGGCGTAATGTTACTATTTGGTTTACATCGCTCCATATCGTGTCTGTACCTCGTGCTATTCTTGTTTTAATATTATAGGTACTATTAGATATGAATGTACCTGCATAGTCGTATTTTCTATAAGGTACTAAATTATCTGTACTTGTCGCTAATTCGTTAATATTTAGAATTGTCCACGTTGAATCCCTATTATCTTGATATAAGATACAACCTAATGAAGTTAGTAAATCTGTTAATAGTTGGTCAATAGTTCGAGGGTATTTTTTATCCCAATCAATAGCAGCGTACTCATTAATGAACATTCCAGTTTCATTAATCGCTACCATACTTTCTTTAAAGTTCATAGCAAACTTAACATCCAAGTTAAGCCCTATGTAACTTAAGCATCTAACTACAAAATCCTTTATACTTAACCCTGCATAAAAATCTTGTGAAATAGGTATAGAAAATTGAGTAGTATCTGTATAAACATACTCTTTTAAAATCCCTAAATTATCAGTTGCAGTTAGTCTTATATAGTATTCATCTTGCCACTCATACTGAATATCTGAACTTAATAAAAACCCAGTCCATAAAGTTGTTTCAGTTACTTCTGTTTCATTTATAAGTTTGAATATTACCTTAAATGATTGATTATTTATAGAATAAAAATCTTCTGGTACTACTACTGAATTGCTACCTAATTTTATGTTTATCTCTGCACTTGATGACCTAAAAGGCTCAAATACAAAGTCCGATTTAGAACGATAGTTTATAGTAAATGGATTGTTAGCACCATCTAAATTAACTACATCATACGTTACTGGGTTTTCTTCGTTTTTATAGAACTCTAAACGATAGTAAATAGTATCAGCAGATGGATGTTGTAATTTATAGTTGGCATATTTCAAACCAACCCATTCCATTTTGTATTTATAGTTGTAAGTCATTATACTAATCTATCTAAACGACCCGAATAATTTTGTAGCACTCCATAGAGTTTATCTCCTCGAATTTCGAAATCCACCGAGCCACCTCCACTATTATTATTACTAACTCCCGTATTTACTCGTTTTGCACCACCTCCACCATCTAAATTAATCCCACTTGTCATTTTAAAAATATCCTTAAAACTATATGCTTTCCCACCAATCATATTAGTACCTGCAGTTGCTATTGATACTGCTATAGATAAAGCTACTGCTACTGCTAATGCTGCTAATAATCTAGCTATTAACTGCTTTATAACTTGTGTAAATGCCTCTGCAAATGTTTGTGTTCCATTTATAGCACTCTCAAACGCATTTGTAGCACCAGTACTAATAGCATTAAACCATTCAGTAGTAAGAGTACTATAATCTTGCGTATTTGTTTTTAAACCATCTAATGTAGTTTGAACTCCTAATATTTGAGTATTTAATTCAGTCCACTTTTCAGTACCTATTGGTGTTATCGCTAACTCATCTTGAAGTATTTTAAGTTTTTCTCCTAATCCGTAAATAGTTGTTAAGTCTTCTAAATAAATACCCGAACCTTGTCCAAACTTTTCATCTAATTTTTCAGCAGAACTCTTTAACTCTAATGTTTGCTTTGATAATTCTCCATCAATTAATGCTTTAAAAAATGGATTGTTTACATATTCTTCTCCTAATAAACCTAATGATTTAGGGCTTTCTTTGTAAAGGTTAAATAACTCTTTTGCAGTTGCTATTTGGTCTTTAGCACCTTGCATCATTTCTAATGCAGGATTATAACCTCTATTAGTTGCTTTAGTTATTTCAGGTGGTTTAACTTTAATTAATTTATTAACCTCTGTTAATTGATTAACTAACCATCCATACTCTTTATTTAATGTAACTACTTGTGCTGATTGATTGCCATATAATATTGTAGCATCGGCAGTTAATTTAAGATTTTGTTCTAATGCTGAATTTATTTCGCCTTGTTGTGTTGCTATTTTCTTTTGGTCTGCATTTACATCTATTTTAGCAAGTCCCTTTTTAGATAACTCTTGATATTTTTTAAAATCTTCTTCAAAGCCAACGGCTGCTATATTAGTACCTGGCTTATTCGATAAAAATTTATATAAATATTCAATACTTGTTAATGCTCTATTTGCACCATCTACAATAACTTTAAAGAAGTTACCTACTGCACCACTACTTAAAGACTTTGTAAATGTGTTTGCAAGTTCATTAACTGATGATTGTAATGTATTTACTTTTTTAGTAATACTATCACCATAGGTTTTATCTAATTCATCAGCTAATTTAGGTAAGTCAGATGCAAGTACTTGACCTTGCTCTAACATCTTATTCAACTCTTTTGTTGATACTCCAAGCCCTTTAGCCAATAAAGCTACTGCTCCTGGCAATCTTTCTCCTAATTGACCTCTTAACTCCTCTGCTTGTATGCTACCTTTAGAAAACATTTGCCCTAAAGCGTTTAAAGATAACTTAACATCTTCTGATGATAGTTTTAATACTGCTGCTGATTTAGTAACAGAATCAAATATTTTATTTGTGCTTTCTAATGTTTGCCCTGATGAAATTGCTGCTGCTGCAAATGATTTATAAGAAGTCGCTAAATCTAAAAAATTTAACCCTAAATAATCAGCACTTTGTGAAAGCCTATCTAATTGGGCTACTGCTAATTCTGAACTTCCTAAAACTTGTGTTAATGCAGACTTAACTGAATCTAATTTTATGCTTTCTGAAAAGGCTCTACCTACTGCCTCTGTTGCTGCTTGTAATGATATGTAACCTACTACTAAATTTTGTAGCTCACTACCTAATCCTTTAAATGAGCTTGCTGCTTTACTAGTTGATGCTGCTGACTTATCAGCAAACCCATTTATTTCAGTATTTGCCTTATCTAATTTATTCGATAAATCCTTTATGTCAGCAGTCAGCGATACTATTAATTCCTCTTTCATTTCTTTTAATTGATTCTAAAATCCTATCTCTATCTGCCTCCGTTATCCTTTTTCTTTTCCTTACTGCTATCTTATCAGTCCATAATGGCATTAACTGATTAGGTGTCTTTTGGTGCTGACGTGATACGTTAGTATTTAAAATAAATGAATACATTACTCTAAACCTATCCCACTCCGTTGCCTCCTTTTTTGCGTTATGAATTACTAGTCTTAAATAATCAATAAACCTTAAATTCCAAAATACATCGGGCATTAAGCCTAAATTGATAATTGCATTATCTAGCAAGTCATCCCACGTTATTTTTTTTTTTCATCTTCACCCTCCGAACTCATCGCCTTTAATGCTTTTAGCATCTCATTTGTCAAGTTCACAACACTATTCATAAACTCCTTTATTACCGTTAATTGGTCTGTGTAACTTACATCATCCATCAACTTAATAATGTCGTCTTTTGTTAAGTCAAGTACTTTGCCGTTACTCTTACACCATCCCACTAAACCACAAAGAATGATATCAGCAGTCATTTCAAGTTGTGAGTAATTCTCATCCACCTGCTTAATACTGCCAATATCAGTCCCAGTAATTTTAGTATAATGCTCTAATGCGTAATTTGCAAATTTTAACTGCCTTACTTCGTTTCCAAGTTTAATTTCGATTGTTCCTGCCATTATGCAATAATTGAAGATACCAATGCACCAGTTCCTGCGAATGATATTGTACCACTTGCTTTATCACCTTGTGGCCCTGTAAATGTTACATTATCAACATAAGCAGTTCCTACGAATTTTGTATCACCAATTACACCATTTGTAATGGTTAATACTAAAGCAGTTTTATCATCCCAAGCATCAAACATATTAGCAGCATCCCAATCAGAAGATACAAAATCTACGTTAATATCAGCTGTTGCACTCCATTCAGAGTTACCTGCTAAAATTTCTTTTCTACCTCCACTATTTTTGCTTGTAACCTCAAACATATTAGTGGACATTGTTAATTCGACATTTGTTAACTCTGCAACTTGCGTAGTGTCAACTTTGATTATCATTAAATCGCCATTAAATACCATTTTTCTTTATTTTAAATTGTTAAACTTCTTGAATTGTGTGATTAAATCTAATTATTCTGTTTACTAAAATTCCATCGCTTACCAACTCCTCAAAGCTATTTGTACTTTCTAACTCCGATTTTATCATATAAAAATCAGGCGATAAGTCTAAATATCCTGCTTGTCGTGTTCGTATTCTTTGGATTATTTGGTCTGAAATATTACTCGCTTGTTTTTTACCTCCAAAAGCATTTAAGTACTTCGTTACTACTCTGCACTCAAAAATTACCTCTTGCCCGTAGCTTGATTTACTACCCTCGCCTAATTCCGTTGCAAATACATCGGATAAAAGCACATAGGGTTGCACTGCATCAGCAGGGATAGACGAACTATCGTAAACTGGTATAGTTACCCCATTGTAAGATAAAACCCCGTTAAGGGCTTCAAAATACTTCTCTTGTAATATAGCGATGCAATCTTTCATTACACAAAAATACTAAAAATTTTAGCAATATTCAAAATTATGATTTAGATTCATTCTAAATTGAAAATAGTTTATACAAGGTATTATGGATAATACTAATTTTGGACTTAAATCAAAAAAAACATTATGAAACCAGTAAACAACAAATCATTAATCCACTTCTTATTCGACCAAATGGATAAGTTAGATAACGATGTTATTAGTGTGGAAAAAGCAAAGGCTCAATCAGACCTAGCTAAACAAGTTAATAACTCTTTAAAGTATGAGTTAGATAGGGCAAAGGTTAGAATTGAAATTGAGCAACATAATGCTACTTTTAACTCTGATATTGAATTAAGAGAAGCAGAAACCAAAATAACTGACTAATGAGCCTATACAAAGAAATTACCCACAATCATTGTGGGTGTATATTTTCAACTGGGATTGAGGATATAAATTGCTTAAAGCGATATTATGTGCTTAATGATTATGAAAATGGGGAGTTAATAAAACTCTCCATTTGTAATGAGCATTTAAGATTAAAGATTTCAGAGTATAAGCATAGAACTAATACATATCGTGTAGGTTACAGAGATATAGATAGGATTTTATTACCAATATTTAAAGAATATATAAAATTATATAATACTGATTATTGGGGTGTAAGTAAGGGTAATAACCTATCAGATAAGAATATATCAGCTTACTTATGTGAATCTCCTAAAATACTTACTCATATTAATATTATCGAAGCTATTGATATAATTAGATTAAATGGTGGTTGTCTTAATCAGTTAAAGAAAGAAACCTTAAGAGCAATAAGAGATTATATAAATTATAACATTAAAAGCAAAGCAAGTAAGTTTAAGTATGATACTATAATAGCATTAACTAAACGTATTGATAAGTGTTGGGATAATAAAGAAAGAGAGCTAATGATTAATGAGTTATTTATTACTATATTACAAATTGAAGTAAAAGCAAAGAGTTAAACAACTTTTTTAACTAATGCCTTTATTGATTGAATAAACTCTTTTCGATACTTATAGTAAGCAGGGAATAAATAGGGATGTGCTTTAATAGTTCCTTTACCATTTCGGTAATACGATTGTGCTATTCTTCGCATTTCAGGTGTGTAACTTGACGCCATTTGAAGATAATTTTTCCCAGTGCCGAATTCATACCAAGCAGCAACATCATCATTACCAGTATTTCTAGCCTGAATAATGTAAGATAACCCTGCTTTACTTGGTTGTCCATCTATGCTAATAGTACCCTCAAACGTAGATGCAACTTTAGGAGCATTACTTTGTGCTTGTGCTTGTATCTTACGTCCATACTTCTCCACGTTCATCTTAACCCCATCCTCAATAGCTTTACCCTTGCGTTTGATTGCGTTCGTTACCGTTGTTAGCCCTTGTACTTTCATTTCTTTATTAAGTCCCCTTTAGCATCTTCTTTAGGTAGGTAGATTGTTGAGCATTTGCAGTTTATTACATTCTCTGCTCCACCTTTTGGGTCTCCTGCATATCGCATCATAGTACCTCCTACATTAAAATCCTTATCCTTATCAATAGGCTTTCTACCTGCTACATCTAAATGAGTACTTCGTGGTGTTTTAGGGTGGTCGTGAATCCATTTCTTTTCATACAAATAAACGCTTTCATCTATTTGTAAATCCTTTGCTTTTTCACTTGCCATTAATGTTTCAGTCTTACTTATCATCAATGCTCGTGCTTTTACGTTTATTCTACCCTCTAAACCACTTCCATTGCTTCCTAATGTATAGCTTTCAATCCTTTT